CAGTCAGTAACGTAAGAAGTGGATTTGGACGTGATCCAGATTTACATTGATTGAATGAGCTTACGCTCATTCGTGTTATCGCTTTCGCTCTAACACTTGTTATTTGCTGTAATTAAGTGCGAAGCACTTACGTTTCATGTAGATTGTTCAGTCAGACGGAACCTACTAGCGGTTCCATCTATCCCAAGCTTCATGTGAGTTCGCACAGCCGAGACCGGAAGTAGGTGTTTTACTTGCTCCAGGGGCTCTGACCTTTCCCAACCTACGTCGACATCACGTAAAATCTGCGTAACCGGTTTTGCTACCGCAACCGCTTCGCGGATTTCCCGCTATCTCCCGCTTCGTTCCTATGCAAGGAGTTTTTTGGAGCAACAGAAATTTGGACTCGCTAGTTCTGATGTAGCTCGTGGCTACACCTCAAAGCGGATCGAGCCTCCTCGATCAAACAGCGTCCTTATATTGCCTATAATTTTTTAAGTGCTTCTTTAAGAATTTTTGAACTGCCTACCCGCACATTTATGATACCATTGTAATAATCATCTGTTTCTAGTACCCTGCGGTCAAATTGTTCCTTGGCCTCTAAATAGCTCATCAAGCCTCTACTTTCACACATATAAAGTATTTCTCTTGTAAAGTGTTTTTCACCTATTTTTTCCACATCAGCAATCAAATGATCTGAGGAACCCCAGTAATCTCGCCAATCGCTTTCAACTTTGCTTCGCCTTTTATTTTTCTTGCCTTTAAGTGGAGGTTTAGTTTTCTTGAATTTAGCTAACTTTTTGCCTATGTACTTACGGTTGTTTGTTGTATTTGTAATAAGATATACAAATCCTTCTATGTTGTTAGGTAATTCTTCTATCTTTTCACCGTTGTAAGTCCATTGCATATGGATACTTACCGTGGACTACTCTGATGGGACGTCCGTTTTGGAATTATGCTTATCGTGTATCTCATCCATGCGTAATTTTGCAAGTCTTCTTATCTCTCTAAGCCATTTACGGCTCTCTCTATGTGTACGTACGGAGTTTCTTGCTTCGAAAGCCTCGTTGGCTTTGAAGTATTGCATATATGCTTTTGTTAGTAAATCATGAGTGTCATCATTCATTATGTACCTCCACATCGTTTTCATATGATGTAAAGCCATTTTCTTTAACTACTTTTAGTACGTGTGTTACCCGTCCTACTAATTCATCTTTGTGTGATATTAAATATACGTTTTTAGCTCGTTCTCTCCCCATCTTTTTCAATATTGCTAAACTGTTTTCAACTCCACTAGTATCCATACCTGAATCAACAAGCTCATCAATGAACAGCAGATTAATGTTCTGGTATAAACTCTCCCACACATCACGGAAGGCAAAACTCATACCAAGAATTAATCTGTTACGCTCACCTCTGGAAAGATTATCAAAATCAAGATCCTGCCCGTACTGTGTTATTTCCACAGATAAGTCATTTATAAAAACAACTTGATGAGGCAAGCCTAGTTTGTCAAGATAATGTGTGAGCCTGTTGTTCAGATATGCCAAGTTTTGATCAATAATCTTTTTACGTATGAAACTATCTTTATTTGTTAACAATTTCAACAAGAACTCTTGATGTTCTCTAAGATCATTAAACTGATTAACTGTTGTCCAGTCAATCTCTTGGATCCCTGTGTTCTTTAATTCGTCAACTTGTTCTTGATAAGGATCTGATTCTGATTCAGAATTTTCAAGAGCTGTTTTAAGTTGTTGAACGTTTTGTTTGTGATCATAAACTTCTTTCAGTGTTTCGTAAAATGTTTCTGGTCTTCCGTTTATATCACCTATTTCATCTAACTGATCATTTGCTATTTTTAATTTGTCGTTTATCTCAGTTTGATATGATAATGCATCGTCATATTCTTTTTGTTTTGCAGTTTCAATTTCTTTTTTCTTTTCTTCTTGCAAGTCTTGTCCACAAGCATAACATTTTGCGTCAGCAAGACCTTCAATGTCTGTTTTAAGTTTGTCAACAGATTTATCTGCTCTCATTAACGCACTATCAAGAGTAGATGTTTCTTTTTTCAAGTTGGAAATTTTTGTGTTTAATTCTTCCCAATTTTGTAATTGTTCGTGTTTTTCAATCTCTTTATCAACATCAAGATGCTCAAGTTCGTTTATCCCTCTTTGTAACTTTGTAATATTTTCTTTTCTAGTTGATTCCCATGCACTCTGTTTTAGTTGCAAACTGTTTATAGTTTCGCCTATTCTTTCATTGCTTTGTTGTTGTGCAGTAATCTTTGCATTTTCTTCGACTATTGCTTCTTTTGTTTGTTTAATTTTTTCTTTTAAATTTTCTGCCTTTTCAGAAAGTATTGTAATACCTAACAGTTGTTCAATTATGTCTTTTTGATCATTAACCTTCATACTTAGAAAAGGCTCTGTGTATGTGTTTAAAGCAAGTATGTGCTTAAACATATTATGACTAATACCTAAAAGTTCGTTGATAGTTTCTTGTGTTTTTCTACTATCTCCTTGACTTTCGTCAGTCATTTCCTGTTCTTGGTCGTTAATAAAAAACTTTAATAGGTTAGGACCTCTGCCTCTTTCAACTTTGTAACTAACATTATCTTTTTCAAAAGTTAAAGTAACTAACATACCTTTGTTGTTCGTCTTGTTAATTAGATTATTTCTTTTGATATTAGTTAATGCAAGTCCGTATAATGCATAACTTAAAGCATTTACAATAGTGGTTTTACCTGTACCGTTTCTAGATCCCATGTCATCGCCACCTTGATCTAGATTCTCACCTAGCACCAAAGTTAGCTGTTGTTTATCAAAGTCAATTGCTTGGGTTTGATTACCCACACTCATAAAGTTTTTTACTGTTAGGTTTTTAATTTTTATCATAGCTCGTCATATATCCTTAACAGCAAATTTTTATCATAGTTTTCAGTATCAATTGCAGTAATTTCTTTTGTTACAATTTGATCTACACTTTCAAATTGAGTAATATCGATATCTGTGTTAATCTCTTCATCTTGCTGACTAGGAATAAGTGTAATTTCTCTGCAATCATATTCGTTTACAAAAGTTTCTTTTATGAAACTTGCTTCTTCATAAGAAATAGGAAGATCAAGAGTTACTCTTAGATACATTTTACTTTTAAGTAACTTGTCTTTTTCATCTAGCAGTCGAGATAATTTAACAGTTCTGTATTTCGGACAATCGTCCCAATTAATATAATGAGGTTCCTTGTTATTTTCTTTGTCAAGAATCATCATACCTCTATCATCGTCCCATGCATCTGCATAGTTATGAGGGAAAGCATTACCTAAGTAATGTATTCTTCCTTGTATTTGTCTTTTATGAAAGTGTCCTGAAAAAACATAGTCTTGATGTTTAAAGTGTTCCGCTTTAAGTTCTCCCGTATCAGGCATCTGCACCATAGCATTCATATAAAAGTTTGGAAGTTCAAAATGTCCAAACATATATTTTGTTTTAATTTTAGATATCTTTTTCCATTCGTCACCGACTAACCAAGGAATAAGTGCAACATCATCTTCAACCAGTATTTCATCTACGTAAGTAATACCAGGAATGTGTTTACCAAATTCTAACGAATAGATATCTCGTTTATCTTTGTAATACAAGTCATGATTACCAGCAAAGAAATAAAACTTTTCAAAAGCCTTACCAAGTTTTTCTAAACATCGGGTTGTACTGTCTAATGTTTGAACGTTAATGGTATTTCTATTATGATGCCAGTCACCACAAAAGATTCCAGTTTCACAACCGTTTTCTTTTGCCTTGGCAATAAACCAATCAACGAATTCTTCGCAATCTTGCAAATGTATTTTACTGTTAGACTTCAATCCAAGGTGGATATCAGTAAAAACCGCCGCTTTCTTAAACAAACTATAATCCTTCCAAGTTTATTATATTACACTTCATGTGATGTGTCAAGTATTTTTTTTACTTTTTGGTAGAAACTGTTGTTATTTTTTCACCATGACGTTCTTTTCCTCGTTCCCATTCGCCCTGGGCCTGTCTTGTATAACTAGGATTCATGTTGTTCATTTCTAAGATGTCATCTCTTATATTTTGATTTCTCTTTTCAATGTTTATTACTCTAACAAATGAATTGGTCACTGCCGCAGTATAGTATGCAAATGGATTGTTTGATTTAGACTCGTCAAATTGTAAACCAATTTGTGAAAGTTGCAATATTGCTTGTCCTCTCATTTCGTCATTGTAAGTATATCCTCTTACATTACCACGGGTAGCATATCTATCACACAGTTTCATCCACATCATTGCTAATTTATTTGTAGCTTGTCCGTGTCCTTTGTCAAAATAACCATTTTCCATACCACCTTGCCAATGACTCTTACCAACACATATCAATTTGTCATTTTCATCAAACTTATAATGTTGAAATGGTGGAAAATTTAATTTTGTTTTTGTATCTGCTATATTTTTAGGATTTTTCTTTCTACCTGGTTCTTCTGGTATATGATCGTACATCATTATCCTAAAAATTAAGTCAGTTTTTTGTACTTTCCTGTAATCTATTTCAAATTCTGCTAATTTTACTCGTTTGCCTTGTGTTTTTGCCTGTTCAAATGCTTTCTGTTGTAGTCTTTTTGCCTGGTTTCTTTTGGCTTCTGCTATAGTTCTAATATTAATTTTCTCAATACTTGGTAATATAATGTCATACACAGCGTACTCATTGTCGGTATAACTGCAAAAGGTATTTTTGGACTTGGCAATTTCAGCCAATATGTCCTTGTTGTTTAGATAATTAATTCTTTTCATGTTTTCTCCAAGATTTATACCACATTATAATATACTCTGATAATTTTGTCAACTAAATAAGTAAAAGGAGTTAACCAAATGCCAGGACAGTATCCACCAAATGTTCCACCAAAAAAAGGTACAAATGCCTCGGGGCAAGGTCCCAATAGCGGAAACATACCTAGTTTTATTTCATCAGCTATAGATAAAGGTAAAGATATTGCACAAGATGTATTTTCTGGTGCAGGAGATTTAGCAGACAATTTTGTATCAGGTATGCGTGGAAAAAATTTACCAAAGGGTTTAGATGAAAAAACTGTGCCTGGAGGTACTGCAACTTGGGGATACGGAGATATAGAAGGTAAAGATTGGCGAGTTTCTCTAAGTCTTCCCGGAAACACTACGTTTGAAAATTCCAAATTGCTTGATCCTTTAACGCATACTGGAATGAGGATGGTGTTTCCATATACACCAACTATCATTCTCAGTCATACTGCAAATTATAACCAGATACAGCCTATACATAATAATTATCCCTTTTTTGCTTACCAGAATTCACAAGTGGATCAGCTTGTTATTACAGGACAATTTTACAATCAAAACTCAATAGAAGCAAGGTATTGGATTGCATGTTTACACTATCTTAGATCGGTAACCAAAATGGAATATGGGTTAGGATCAATGAATCCTGGTGCTCCGCCTCCTATTGTAAGACTCAACGGATACGGACAATATGTTTTTGCAGACACACCTGTAATAATTACAAACTTTACTGTAGATATGCCTAACGAAGTTGATTATGTTGCAACAGGTATTGTTGGTGATCAGGGAGAGCCTAAAATAGATTACGGTGATTTTGCACCTGCAAAAGCAACACAAACAGGAAACCAAATGGATATTACATGGGCACCTGCGGAATCACAGTTTACAGTAACTTGCCAGCCTATATACAGCAGAGACAAAGTTGAAAAATTCAATTATCAATCTTTTGTCAATGGTGAAGGAATCAAAGGAGGTTATGTATAATGTCTAGTCCTTATGCTAAAACATCTTTTAGATCAGATGGAGCACTAGGAATATTAACGATTAGACCTGTGCCAGGTTATGCCGATGATGTTCTTTACACTATTGAACCACAATATCACCAGAGACCAGACCTACTTGCTCATGACATGTATAAAGACAATAGACTTTGGTGGATATTCTGTCAAAGAAATATGGACACAATGGAAGATCCAATTTACGATCTTAAAGCTGGTACACAAATTTATTTGCCTCAGATAGACAAAGTTAGAGAAATCCTGGGAGATTAAAATGGCGTTCGCCTATGAATCACATGATCATTTCGTTAGAGATAGTAAAGGTAATGCTGTAAGAGACAGCAAAGGTAACCCTGTCAAAACTAGTAATGCTTTAAAAGAAGAACAAGAACCTAAGAAACCACCAACACCGGAAGAACAACGTAAAGGCGCAGAAATGTGGAATTCCTTTATGGGCAGTATGGGTAAAGATAACATGAAAGTACCTGTACCTGGTGTTGCTACAAATAATAACAACATAAATGTAAACGCTTCAGTAAAAGAAGAAAGTTCAACTATTGATGCCATAAGAGCAAAAGGTCCAACTCCACAAGATTTTATTAATGCTATGAAATCTTCACCAATTTATAAATTTGGTCTTGGACAGATTCCTTTCGAAAATGAATTAGAAAAATTTGCTTCAATTGATCATATATTTTCTTTTGGCACTATTAGTTCGTATGAATCGAACTTTCCAGATAAAACTTATATGAAATATGGTTTAAAATACGGACAACAAATTTTAAAAAGTGGAGGATCTTCAAGAGCTAGGAAGCCTAGAACTTTTGCTGAAAAAAAATATAAAATAGATACAGCGTATTTTATAGATGACATAGAAATTAAAACTATTATTGCGCCTAATTCCAAGACTAGAGGATCAAATGCTTTTAACTTTAGTTTTAAAATACACGAACCTTACAGTATGGGGCAATTATTACAAACAATGCAACTATGTGCCAAAAATGCAGGCTATCTAGATTACTTACAATCTCCTTATGTGTTAATATACGAACCTGTTGGTAGGTTAGATGATGGCACCGCAATGTCTGGACCCAAAAGATTTTTTCCATTGAAAATTTATAAAATGGATTTCAATGCAAGTACAGGTGGATCTGTTTATGATATTCAAGCCAATGCTTGGAATACAGATGCTTTGAGTGATTTGCATCAAACACTTAAAACTGATGTAAACATCTCAGGAAGAAATCTAGAAGAAATTTGTCAATCAGGACTTAATAGTTTAACCACAGCAATAAACACAAACTTGTTAAACAATAGAATTAAAACTGCAAAAGAGAAAAAAACAAAAATGATTGACACAGATGAATATATTATTCTTTTTCCTAAAGATATTGCAAGTGATAAATTTGACCATGAGGTATCAAGATTTGACAACAAAGCTATGGAGGGTGATCTAAAATTTAAAGCATTTACAGTGGACGAAGCATTTGGATCAACTGATACGGATACGTTAGCAGGTACAGGATTTTATTCAAACATAGAAAACACAAGTGGACGAAAGTATCAACAGCTTATGAGACAGAAGAGAAAGTATATTGAAGGAAAAGGAGGTTACAGCGTTGAAAGATCTAACCTTAGTGAAGGTATCAAAGCCAAATATACAGGTGCCGCGGGTGAAGTAAGTGAAATAGGTAGACAAGTAATTCTACCACCTAGTGCATTTGCCAAAGGTGCTGTGCCCTTTGGTAGAGGACTTTTTGCAAGAGATACTGAAACAGGAATCATCAAAAGAGGAAATACAAAAGTTAATACCACAGAAAGAACTATTAATTTTCGTAAAGGTACAAAAATTACAAAAATTATCGAAGAACTTGTTTTGTTAAGCGAATACGGAAAAAGACTTACAGACGCAGGAGTTGCCGCTGATAAAACAGGAATGGTAGATTGGTTTAGAATACAACCACATGTATATTCATTAGAAGGTGAAGCAACAGAAAAGGTAATGGGTAGAAAAGCGAGAATCTATGTCTATCGGGTTGTGCCTTATAGAGTACATAAAAGTATTTTCCAAATGCCTAATGATGCTCCAATAGGTTACGACAAATTGAGGGAAAATGCAGTGAAGGTATACAACTATTTGTATACAGGACAAAATAAAGACATTTTGGATTTCAATTTAGAATTCAACAACGCTTTTTTCAATGCACTAGCTGTTGATAAAATGAACGAATCTGCTTCTAATCGTTTATCTGAAAGAGGCGGCAATACTCCTAATCCAGAAAAAGAAGAAATTGTAAACGAACCTACTTCTATCGAAGGACAAACTGCTGAACAGACGCCTGATGATTCAGGTTCACAAACAGGAGGAGCAACTGAAGAAACTCCTGAACAAAGAATAGCAAGAAGTTTTAACGAAGCTCTAATGAATAGTGCAGTTGATTTATTAACTTGTGAAATGCGTATCATGGGCGATCCATATTTTATGGCGGATAGCGGAGTAGGTAATTATAATTCAGAAGGAACATCTTACATAAATTTAAAAACAAATGGTGCAATTGATCATGAAAGCAGTGAAGTAGATGTAATAATTAATTTTAGAACACCAATTGATATATCAGCAGAAGGACCTCAGTTTGACGGTAAAGCCTTAGGTGTACAGGATTTCAGTGGACTTTACAAAGTATGGCAGGTAATTAATAATTTCAGTGGCAACGAATTTACACAAGATGTAAGTCTTATTAGAAGACGAAATCAAAAACAAACTGTATCTGCTGGTACAGTGTCTAATCCAAGATACATGGATAAAAAAGCATACGAAAAACGTCTTGCCGCGGCTTTAGAAACTGGCGATCCATATAAAATTGCAATGGCAAAAGCTGATCTAAACGGAGACGGACAACTTGATAAGTTTGAAGAAGATGCAATGGGCGGTATATATGCAGATCTTACAGATGAAGAATTGCAAAATGCAGTTATAATGCAAGAAGGAAAAGCCGATGCCGCAAGGGCAAGAGATGCCGAAAAGGCCAAAGCTGAAAGAAAAAGATTGAAAGATATGCAAACTTTCAGAAAGGCTGAGTCACAAAGCCGTACAAATTTAAATAATTCAAGCACCAATCCTAGTGCAAATAACATAGGACCAACCTAATGCCAGAAAATATTAGATCTATAGGAGATACACCTTCAAAAATGCCCATGGGTCCTTTTGAGGCTAGGGTAGTAAGTCATTTAGATCCAAGAAGAAGTGGTGATTTGAGAGTTGAACTATTATCCAACGTTACGTCTGGCAATGATAGAGGCTTTGAACCAGGACAACTTTTTACAGTCAGATATTGTATGCCGTTTTATGGTGTGAACAACGTTGAAAGTAATGATAAAAATAAAAAATATGAAGGATCTCAACAGAGTTATGGATTTTGGGCAGTCCCGCCTGATCCGGGTTCAAAAGTTTTAGTTATATTTGCTGAAGGACAATCCAACCAAGGATATTGGATTGGATGCATTCAAGACGAGTTTATGAACTATATGGTTCCGCAGGGACAACCTGTTGACCGTGCAATTAATATTATACAAGAAGGATTATCTAATGATCTTAAAAATAGAGATCTGCCCGTAGGCGAGTATAATAAAAAAAATGTTCCTAAACTTAAAGATCCAGATGAAGAACCAAGACCTCATAATCCTTTTTACTCTCGGTCACTAGCTAACCAGGGATTAACGGACGACATCAACAGAGGGCAATCAACAGCAAGTGCAAGGAGAGATATTCCTAGCACAGTATTTGGTATGAACAGTCCTGGACCGTTAGATAGAAGAGACGGTGCGGCAAAAGGCAACTATGGACCTAGAGGAGATCAAGTATCACACTTTAGAAGTCGACTGGGTGGCTCCAGTTTGGTAATGGATGACGGAGATGGCCAAACATTTAGAGGTGGAGTTCCCGGATCAACTGGTTCAGTTTACTATGATATAGGAAGAGATCCAAAAAATAATTCCAAAGTAGACAAGACTTTGCCATACGGAGATTCATTAAGATTTAGAACACGTACAGGTCACCAAATATTAATGCACAATTCCGAAGATCTAATTTATATAGGAAACGCCTCAGGTAGTGCTTGGGTAGAATTAACTTCAAACGGCAAGATAGATATTTACGCTAGTGATAGCATTAATATTAGAACAGAAACGGATCTTAACATAACAGCAGATAGAGACATCAATATTTTAGCAGGAAGAGATTTTAATTTAACAACAGGTAGAGACAAAAAAGAGAATATAGGAGTAAACAATGATGTAATCATTGGACAGAATGATACAAAAAATGTTGGAGTTAACCAAGATGTAAGAGTAAGTGGTAATAGACAAAAAGCAGTAGGTGGAGACGAAGACGTTCAAATTGCTGGTACACAAAGGTCAACCATATCTGGAGATTATAATTTACAAGTAGACCAAGACGGGCATTTGGCAATCAATGCTAACATGCACAGTAAGGTAGTGGGTGATTATAGACAAACAGTAAATGGTGCTTTTAACTTGAATACAGTTGGAGATAACAAATTTACAAGTGGTGCAAATACACAAATAAAAAGTGCATCTGCAAACAAATTAGATGCAGGCACACTAACTTCTATTTTAAGTATAGGAGTTCATTCTGAGACTGCTTCAAATATACATATGAACAGTATAGTACCTGCTACACCGGCTGACTCCGCAGATTCAATAGGAGATACATTTACAAAACCGGTCACTAATCAGGCAGTAGATGATGCAGATCAAGTTTTAGACAAATACGGAAATGCTATTGCAGACTTACGTGTCACAGCAGATGCCACAAGAGCAGTTGAGGCCGCAGAAGCAAACACTCCAAGACGTGTTCCGTTACACGAGCCTTGGGCTGAACATGAAAATTTAAATCCTTCTGCACATACTCCAGGAGAGACAGAAGCAATTATTCAATCATCTCCTTCACTAAGACGTTCGTCACCAACTTTGGAGAAAGAATCAGATATGCCTGAACGTAACAGTACTTCTGGTGTATTCAGAGCAGGAGATACAGATCCTTTAGATGTAGATATTGACAAGGTATTTAAAAATAATGATGATGGTGAAGTTGGAGCACAACCGGCAGAACCAGTATCGAGACGAGAGTCACAAAGATTTTTCCTAAGTGAACTTATAAAAGCATTAGGCTTAGATCCTGTTAAAGCATTACAAAGCGGAGCGGTAGAAGGCGGAGCCGGAGAAGCATTAGCTATGGCGTGTGCCCAAATAAAATCAGAAAGTAATTATGAACCACAAAGTGAAAATTTAAATTACAGTGCGAAAGGTTTACGAGCGACATTTAAAATGTTTAAAAAGCCAGGAGGATTTGAATTGTCTGAACAGCTTCAT